ATTATGCGTTATTCAACCCTAATAGTAATATTGCCATACTTGCCAATAAGTCATCTACTGCTAGAGATATTTTAGGTAGAGTACAATTAGCGTATGAAAATTTACCAAAGTGGTTACAACAAGGTGTAATAAACTGGAACAAAGGTAATATAGAATTAGAAAATAAATCAACTATTGTGGCGGCTGCAACTTCTTCAAGTGCAATACGAGGTGGTTCTTATAATATAATATTTCTTGATGAGTTTGCTTTCGTACCTGCTAATATAGCAGAAATGTTTTTTAGCTCTGTATATCCTACAATATCATCTGGTACTAAAACAAAATTAATTATTGTATCTACACCTTATGGTATGAATCAGTTTTACAAATTATGGACAGACGCAGAAAATAAAAGAAATGATTATGTACCTATTGAAGTGCATTGGTCAGAGGTACCTGGTCGTGATGAAAAATGGAAAGAAGATACAATTAGAAATACATCACCTGAGCAGTTTCAACAAGAGTTTGAATGTGAGTTTTTAGGTTCTGTAAACACATTAATTAGTCCTGCTAAAATAAAAAACATAGTATTTAAAACACCAATAAAATCTAATGCAGGTTTAGATGTCTATGAAGACCCTAAAAAAGGTGCAACATATGTTTGTATGGTTGACGTAGCAAGAGGTGTTAATAAAGATTACTCTGCTTTTATAATTGCAGACGTTTCACAAATGCCTTATAAAGTGGTGGCAAAATATAGAAGTAATGATATAAAACCTATTTTATTTCCTCACACAATAGATAGAGTATGTAAGGCGTATAATCACGCTCACGTATTAGTAGAGACAAATGACCTTGGTCAACAAATTGCAGAGGCACTACAATTTGAATTAGAGTATGATAATCTATTAATGACTACACAAAGAGGTCGTGCAGGTCAAATATTAGGTGCTGGTTTTAGTGGCAGAGGTTCTGGTTTTGGTGTAAGAATGACTAAACAAATTAAAAAAATAGGTTGTTCTAATATTAAAACACTAATTGAAAGTGATAAAATTATAATAAACGATTTTAATATTATTGAGGAGATGTCAACCTTTATTAAAAAAGGTCAGAGTTGGATGGCCGAAGAGGGTTGTACAGACGACTTAATGATGTGTTTAGTAGTGTTTGGTTGGTTATCTAATCAACCTTTTTTCAAGGAGATGACAGATACAAACGCTAGACAACAACTATATGAGGAACAACAAAATCTGATAGAACAAGATATGTCGCCTTTTGGTTTCGTAGATGATGGTATTCCAGACCACGAAAAACCGGAAGTTGACGAATATGGCACGGTTTGGCACCCGGTGGTGCGTAAAGGCAACTAGAAACCTAGCTTATTATAAATATCAGTAGAGTATGAAATTTGACTATGGGCGTATGAATAATACGACTTTTGAAAAATATGAGTAAAAATAATTTGCAAATTAAGATAAAAAAGGAGAAACCCTAATGGCATTTCAAGTATCACCAGGTGTTCTCGTACAGGAAAAAGACTTAACAAGAATCATACCTGCTGTTTCGACTTCAATCGGAGCCTTTGCTGGAGAATTCAGAAAAGGACCATTGGATGAAGTAGTAAGTATTTCTAGTGAGCAAGAACTTGTAGCAACTTTTGGCAAACCGGATAACGACAACTTTGAAGACTTTTTTTCGGCTGCTAACTTTCTACAATATTCTAACGCTTTAAGAGTTGTACGTGTACAGAATTCATCTGTATCAAACGCTACTGAATCAGGTTCAGCGTTTGTAATAAAAAATACTACTGATTACACAAATAGCTATGCCGCTGGTCAAGCTTCTGTTGGAATGTGGGCTGCTAGAACAGCTGGCGCATTTGGAAATTCTTTACAGATTTCCTCTTGTCCATCTGCTACTGCTTACGAAGAGGTAAATAAAACTACGGTTGCTGACGCTTCAATGAGTGTTGGTGATACGGTGGTTTCAGTAACCTCATCTTCAGGAATTACAGCAGGCGATATAGTTAATTTTGGTGACCAATTTGAATACAGAGTAGTTAGCGTTGCTACTAACGATTTAAATATTGTTAGAAAAGAGGAACCTCATTACTTTGGTACGTCTGATTCTTCTGGATTACACGAAGCACCAACAAACGGTGCTCAAGTAAGACGAAGATGGAAATATTACGACCAATTTGACAGAGCGCCAGGAACTTCACCATATGCACAAGCAAAAGGTGGTTCTAATGACGAACTTCACATAATCGTGATTGACGAAGATGGTGAAATTACAGGAACTAAAGGCGAAATTTTAGAAAAATTTGAAGCAGTTTCAAAAGCTTCAGACGCTAAAACAGCTCAAGGTTCTGTAAATTACTATCCAGATGTTTTATACAAATCTTCAAACTACGTTTACTGGATGGACCACAATCCATCAGGTTCTAACTGGGGCTCTGCTGCTTCAGGAACAGCGTTTACAGATGTAACCTCTGTATCTAATGTATCACTACAAAGTGGTTCAAACGGAACAGCTGCTACTATCGGTCAAAAGAAAACTGCTTACGAAAAGTTTTCAGATGGCGAAACGGTTGACGTAGGTTTAATCATAGCAGGTAAAGGTGACGCTACACATATCGGTAACCTAATTACAATTGCAGAAAATAGAAAAGACGCAGTTGTATTCTGTTCTCCAGAGAGAGCAGATGTTGTTGGTGTGGCTAACGCAAATACACAAAAGAGCAATGTTGTATCATTTTTCAACACGATACAATCATCTTCTTATGTAGTGTTTGATAGCGGTTACAAATACGCATACGACAGATACAATGACGTATATCGTTTTGTACCTTTAAACGGAGACGTTGCAGGTTTAGCGGCAAGAACAGACCTTATAGCAGACTCTTGGTTCTCACCAGCGGGTCTAAACAGAGGTATTGTTAGAGGCGCAGTTAAACTAGCATTTAATCCAACTAAAGCTCAAAGAGACGAATTGTACAGAGCAAGAGTAAATCCTGTGGCAACATTCCCAGGACAAGGTACGGTTCTTTTCGGTGACAAAACTGGATTATCAGCTCCAAGTGCTTTTGATAGAATCAACGTAAGAAGATTGTTCATCACTTTAGAGAAGGCGATAGCAACTGCTTCTAAATTCCAATTGTTTGAATTCAATGATGAATTTACAAGAGCGAACTTTAGAAACATTGTAGAACCTTTTTTAAGAGAAGTACAAGGTAGACGAGGTATCACAGACTTTTTAGTAGTGTGTGATGAAACTAATAACACAGGCGAAGTAATTGATAGAAATGAATTTATAGCAGAAATCTTTGTGAAACCTGCTAGAAGTATCAACTTTATCACATTACAATTTATCGCTACTAGAACTGGCGTCTCTTTTGACGAAGTTGCTGGGTAAGGATAGAATAGGAGAATAAAAATGGCAAACATTAATGACTTCAAAGCTAAACTTGCAGGCGGCGGCGCAAGAGCCAATCAGTTTAAGGTTACAATGCCTTTTCCTGGTTACGCACAGGTTGGTGGCGAAATAGAGGAACTAGCATTCTTATGTAAAGGCACTCAATTACCGGCAATGACAATACCGTCATTTACGGTTCCTTTTAGAGGCAGACAAATTAAGATTGCTGGTGATAGAACATACGCTGATTGGACAATCACGGTACTAAACGATACAAACTTCAAATTAAGAAACGCATTTGAAAGATGGTCGAATGGTATTAACAATGCAACAGATGGTGAAGGATTAACAAATCCTGCTGACTATCAAGTTGACGCATTTGTTGACCAATTGGATAGAAACGGTGCAACTATTAAGTCGTACACTTTACGAGGTGCTTTCCCGACTGAAATAGCTGCAATTGACTTGGCATACGACACCAATGACGCTGTTGAAGAGTTTGGTGTTACCTTTGCTTATCAATATTTTGAAAGTAATACTACTACCTAATAAGTAGTATAAATATTAAATAAAAAGTAAGGATATATAATGGCGCAATTATTTGGATTTTCTATCACTAGGGTTAAGAAACCCCAGGATCCAAAACAAAGCTTTACTACACCACAAGCGGAAGACGGTACACAAACCGTCGCCGCTGGTGGTTATTTTGGTCAGTACCTTGATATGGAAGGTACTGCTAAAAATGAGCAGGAACTAATTAGAAGATATAGAGAGATTGCATTACACCCCGAGTGTGATATGGCAATTGAGGATATTGTAAACGAGGCTATCGTTGCTAATGAGTTAAAGGATGCAGTTAAGCTTGACTTGGATAACGTAGAATACGGAAAAGAAATTAAATCAAAAATAGATAACGAATTTAAAGAAATATTGAGGTTGATGAACTTCAATACTAGAGGGCACGATTTATTTAGAAGATGGTATGTTGATGGCAGAATTTTCTATCATAAAATTATTGATAGAGATTCACCAGTAAAAGGTATTACAGAATTAAGATATATCGACCCTAGAAAAATTAAAAAGATTAGAGAAATAAGAAAGAAAAGACCTGATGGTGCAACACCATATGGTCTAACGGTTGTTGATGAGTTTGAAGAATACTTTATCTACAACGAAAAAGGTGTATCTAATACTACTTCAGGTGGTATTAAAATTGCTCCAGACGCAATAGCATTTTGTCCGTCTGGTATTGTAGACCAAAATAAAAATTTGGTTTTATCTTATTTACATAAGGCAATTAAACCTGTAAATCAATTGCGTATGATAGAAGACGCTTCAGTTATTTACAGAATAGCAAGAGCACCTGAAAGAAGAATTTTTAAAATTGATGTAGGTAATTTACCTAAAGTAAAAGCTGAACAATATCTACGTGATGTTATGGCAAGATATAGAAATAAACTTGTTTATGACGCAACAACAGGTGAAATCAGAGACGACAGAAACTATATGTCAATGTTGGAAGATTTCTGGTTACCAAGTAGAGAAGGTGGTAGAGGCACACAAATAGATACTTTACCAGGTGGTGCTAATTTAGGTGAGATTGCAGACATTGAATATTTTAGAGCGAAGTTATATCGTTCTTTAAATGTACCTGTAAGTAGATTAGAGTCTTCTTCAGGATTTAATTTAGGCCGTTCAACTGAAATAACAAGAGACGAATTGAAATTTACTAAATTTGTTCAAAGATTAAGAAAGAAATTTACTGAACTCTTTAACGATTTATTAAGAACGCAATTGGTACTAAAAGGTGTTATTGCAGAGCAAGAATGGTTTAATTTAAGAGACAGAATACAATATAGTTTCCTACAAGATGGACACTTTGCAGAATTGAAAGAGTCAGAAATGTTAATGGAAAGATTGAGATTGGCAGATTCAATGAGAGACTATGTTGGTAAATACTATTCGGTTGAATTTATCAGAAAACAAGTATTAAGACAAACTGATAGAGAAATATCGGATATTGACAAACAAATTAAGAAAGAAATTGATGACGGTATAATATCAGTACCAACAGGATTTGGTGGTGATGACTTTACTAGAGAAATCAAATAGGAGAATAAATTATGACGGAAAAAATTAAAGATTTTGTGGACAAGTTATCTTCAGGAGATAACGCAGGCGCAGGCGAGGCTTTTAAAGACGCTTTAAGAGATAAGGTTGCCACTAGTTTAGACGCTCAAAGGCAAGATATTGCAGGTAAAATATTTGCAGATATTCAACCAGAGGCACATAGCGACCCTAAACCAGCGGTTACGGATCCTTCGCCAAAAACTGACCAGATGATGGACACTACTGGACAAGAGATTGAATTTACACCAAATACAGAGGCGCCAACGGCAGAGGCACCAGCGACTAATGATGAGAGTCAGCCAAGTAATTAAACAAGACGTTGTTGACTCTTCAACATTTAAAGAATTGCCACCTCAACATAAAGATGTGGTAACAGATTTTTATAATACGGTTGATTATGATAATGATGACATTGTTAAAGAAGTAGAAACAACAATAGATAAAGTTTCTATGAAACATAACGTAAATACAAATGTAATGTATAATTACATAGACAAGGAAATAGGACTAGAATAATGGCATATGTAGATGTATCAGGTTCAAATAATATTTGGGAATATGATAATGCGGCTACGGCTTCAAATACATATTCAGATTCAGCCGCCGGTGCTAATTCAGTAATTGCTAGTGGTATTAGAACATATACTAAACCAGGAACAAGTGATACGGTACAGGTTTATATTAGATGTAGAAAGAAAGGCACAACGGTTGAACGTGGTGAACTTTCTAAAACATATTACGATAATCAATAATGACAATACTTTGGTTTGATAATACTGATACTGAATCAAAGTCAATTGTTCATAAGGTTGACGATAACTTTAAAGTTATAACAAACATTAAAGGTATTCAATCTGATGGTGGTACGGTAGTTGATGTTTCTAAATTAACAAACGCAACTAGTGAACCTAAAATTAGTATTGCAAATGTTAATTATGAAATATTTGGAACAGGTAATGTTAAACTGACACTAGGTAAACAAGAATTAAATATTAGTGGCAGAGGTAATTATGGATTAAAACCAACTGAAACAAAGTTGGTTGATGAGGCAGAGCAGAGTGTACAACTATTAGCAGACTCTACGGTGCCAAGATTTAACATAAGTTTAGAGTGTCATAAAGAATCAGGATTTGAGGTATAAGAAATGGCAGATACGGTAACAACACAAACAATAGCAGATACAACAGGCGTAAAGTTTGTTGTTAAGATGACTAATTTTTCAGACGGCACAGGCGAGAATTTAGTTAAAAAGATAGACGCTTCAGAGGTTACTTTTATGACCGAAGACGCAAATAGAAAACTTGCAAAGATATGGTATTCAATTAACTCAGCCAACCCTAAATCGGCAGTAGAGTTAATATGGGACGGTACTCCTAATGCAACTATGGTTATATTAGGTGGTAATGGTTATTGGGATTTAAGAACAGCAGGTAATGAGATTGTTAATAGTGCAACCACACCAACTGGTGATGTACTATTATCTACTAAAAATTTTGCTTTAGGCGATAATTATACAATTGTTGCAGAGTTTAGATAATAATTGTTATAAATATAAGGACGAGAGAGACAAAAATGAAACTAATATCGGAAGAAATATCTTCAGCAGAATATATTGTTGAAGAAAAAAACGGTAAAAAAGACTACAAAATACGTGGTGTTTTTTTACAATCGGATATCAAAAATAGAAACGGAAGAATATATGAGAATGATATT